CAGTTGAGGATTTTATTAAAAGAATCGAAAATACAGAATTAGTATTAAGAGATTTAGAGACACAATTAGAAAGAGAACACGCAGCATTAAGAAACGGATAATAAACAAAATAAAAGTTATGAGTATACCAGCAGAAAAAATATCATCAAATTGGGAAAAATTTACAGGATATATTGGTAAATATATTAAAGGAGAAAGAAAAGAATTGCTATTTAAATTTTATGAAAAGCATCAAGAAGAGTTAGTTCTTATGCCTGCTTCACATAAAAAGGCATATCATAATGCTTTCCCAGGAGGTTATATTGATCATGTTAATCGTGTAATAGAATGTGCTTTAGAGTTACATAATATATGGGGTAAAATGGGAGCAGATACTACCACATACACTGTTGAAGAATTGGTATTTGCTGCTATTAATCATGATTTAGGTAAAATGGGTGATGGGGATGAATATGCTCATATACCTTCTAAGGATGAATGGAGAAAAAAGAACATGGGTGAAATGTATCAATTTAATAAAAAGATAGCATACATGTCAGTTCCAGATAGATCAATTTTCTTATTAACCCAAGCGGGTATTAAATTATCTTATAATGAGCATTTAGCTATTAAATTACATGATGGTTTATATGATCCTGCAAATGAATCATATTTTAAGAGTTTTATGGTTGAAACAAAACCAAGAACTTCTTTAATTTATATTATACATCATGCTGATCTAATGGCTGCAAGAATTGAATTTGAAAAAGAATGGTTACACACATTTGAAAATAGCGTGGATGAACCAAAAAAGAATTATACATTGAAGTCAAATAAAAAATCTAGTACTAAGTCTAAAGCCTTAAATACTATAAAAAGTGAAGGACTTAAAAATTTATTTGATAAATTATGATAATAACAATAGTAATACTATCAGTAATAGTCGTGGTCCTAGGATTTACGACTATTAATCTATTACGCAAAAATGAAAAACAAGAAGATATTCTTTTAGGATATCTTCAATATTTAGATAATATATCTAGAGTAATCGAGGTTTCGGATGAAAAAATTAACAAATTAAACATTAAGGGTTCATTTGAAAGTGATGATGAAATAGGATTTTTCTTCAAAACAATTAAACAAATACAAGATATTCTTAATGATTTTAATATTAAAAAAATCTAAGGATAAATGGATTACATAATTGAGAAGAATAAGAGAGAAAGAAAGGGAAGAGTATACTTTACTAAGGAGACAGAAGCAGCAATTGTAAGATATAATAATTCAACTGATCCTGAAGAAAGAAGCAACATTTATCAAGATTATATTCATTATCCTTTTTATAAACTAACTCAAAATATAATTCATACATTTAAATTTTATTATACAGAAGTTGAAAATTTAGAAGATTTACAACATGAATTAATAACATTTCTATTATCTAAAATTCATAAATTTGACCCTACTAATGGTGCTAAAGCCTATTCTTATTTTGGTACTATAGTAAAAAGATGGTTAATAGTATATAATACTAAAAACTATGGTAAAAAAATTAAAAACATCCAGATAACAGATTTAGCAAATTATTCTAATTTAGACTCATCTGAACCAGGCTTTATTGTATCCCAAAAAATGGAAGATAGTATGGAAAAGGTTACACAAGGTGAATTTGAAGGTGATGAATTATCAAATCAAGGATATAAACATGAAGATAAATTATATATTTTTATAGATCAATATGTTGAATATTGTACTGAAAGAATATATACAATTTTCCCTAAAGGAAATGACGCCCAGATAGCAGATGCTATATTAGAATTATTTAGAAAAAGAGATAAAATAGATGTATTCAATAAAAAAGCCCTTTACATCTATATAAGAGAAATGATTGATGTTAAAACTCCAAAAATAACAAAAATATCAAATGTTTTACATAAAATATTTAAAGAAAAATATATGTTTTACCTAGAACATGGATATTTCCCGGGCTTAAAGGGTTAAGTTAGTTATATTTATAATAAAACTTATGAGCCAACTAGATTCAATCGTATTTGGGGATAAAAAATTTTCTGATATTTTAGAAGAAATTTATCTTAACCAAAAGAAAAAATCGGAACAAGTAACAGCTTTAATTTCTGAGTTAAAACCTTTAGTACAAGAAATAGGAGATGCTACTCTTATAGTACCTTTAATTAAAGAGTATATGGAAATAGGAGTAAAAAATGATGATGCCTTAATTAAAATGGCTACTATTATACAAAGAGTAGTTAATAATAGTGCAGGAGAAGATGCATTAGGTATTACAGAAGCAGAAAAAGAAGAATTACTGGCCGAAATGGAAAAAATACAAACTAAAAAAGAGGATTAATGTTTAAAGTTCCATCAGGACTTCAGTCTATTGTTTCTCAAAATATGGGAAGCGGGTCGAGTATCAATATATTTCCGGCTCGTGTGGTACATCCTATATTAGAAAACTTAACAGAACCAAAAGTATTTAAAAATTATGGTGATTGGGGGTCATTAGGGGGAGTATTTTTTAATCAAATTGGAAATCCTAATTTAAATCCTGATTTTACAACTAATAGATTTGCAAGACCACTTTTTCCTAGTGTAGTATCTGTTCCGTTAAAAAATGAAATTATATATGTTATTTCTTTACCAAATGCTAATATTCAAGCAAATGTTAGTGAGGAAACATATTATTATTTTCAATCTATTAATATATGGAGTAGTACACACCATAATGCTATTCCTAACCCTATAGAAAATACAGATTCAATCCCAGAATCTCAACAGCAAGATTACCAACAAACATCTACTGGTAATGTAAGAAGAGTAACTGATGGAGGTACTGAAATAGAATTAGGTGATACTTTTGAAGAACGTTTAGATGTAAGAAATCTTTTACCTTATGAAGGAGATTATATATACCAAGGTAGGTGGGGAAATACAATTAGATTTGGTTCAACAGTAAATAATTCTCCAATTCCAAATCCTTGGTCCACTACGGGTGAAAATGGGGATCCAATAATGATTATAAAAAATGGACAACATGAAGAAGATAATGATCCCTGGATTCCACAGGTAGAAGATATAAATACAGATTTATCAAGTATTTATTTAACATCAACTCAAGCTTTACCTATTGATGTAGCTAGTAAAAGTTACAATTCTTATTTTAACCCACCAGTTAATACAAACAGTTTTGATAGCGAACAAGTAGTAATTAATTCTGGAAGAATATTATTTAATGCTAAAAATGATAATATATTATTAAGTTCTTTTGACACTATTAATTTAAATTCTGTTAATAGTCTAAATATAGATACTCCTAAAACAATAATCCAGTCTAAAGAAATTTATTTAGGTGATAAATATGCTACAGAACCTGTTATATTAGGAGATACATTTTTATCTGATTTTGAAGATTTATTAAAACAAATTAAATCAATGGCTCAAGCATTAGCAGTACCAATGGCAAAATTCCCACCTAATAAACCAAATAAAAAATTAATTCCTAAAGCTGCAAACGTAGTAATACAGACAGGAAAAATGATTAATAGAATTAGAAAATATAAATCAGTAGTAAGTAAAAGTAAATAATGGCAGTAGCAGACGTA